CTCCTTAGAGGCCAGTCTCTTGGCCTCTGCTAACTTGTAATCATTATAGGCAGCCTTATATTTAGCTTCTGCCAGCGCAGCATCTTTCAGCGCGTTTCTGTAATCTAGCTGAGACTGTAGATCAGTGCCTGCCTTGGCAGCTTGCCACTCATTCGTAGTAATTCCAGCATTCTGCGCAGCTTGCAAGGCTCTAGCTTTATTCGGTCCAAGCACCTTATCATCCGCAGCCTGTCCAGCTAACTCCCTGATACGGCCAGTTCGGATAAGTTGGTTATTCGCCAGACTATCCTGAAGTCCTACTAGCTTCTCGTTATACCTACCCACATCCATAACCTTCTGCAACGGCGCATCTTGTATAGCCATCATTGCAGCCATATGCTGGTATGGATTAGGTATAGCACTAGGCGGAGTGTTCAGTATTCCCAGTCCCCTATTCGGCGGCATGAATAACTCTGGAGGTAGCGATTGAAGAGCTGACGCCACAGGAATCTGCTGTACCTGAAGACGCTGAACTTGCGGCAGTTCTTTCTCAAGCTCCGCCCGTCCCTTCTCCAGAAGCTGGCCCCAGTTCATACTCGGCATTTTCGGTGTAGCGTTCTCAGCCATGATTAAAACCTCGAGTAGTTACGCATATTGGATTCAAGTTGCGAAAGGCCTGAGTAGTCTGCAGCAGAAGCTGGAGGACTGTAGCCGCTGCCTGGTTGAGCTGTAGTAGGCATCTGCATCTGAGTCGCCTGTGGCACTTGTGTTTGCTGAGCTTGCGCGCTGGGCTGTTCTGTCTGCCCACCGACAAGACCTTCTTTACTCTTGGTCATAATAGCCAGCATCTTACCAATCTGGTCTTTCAGATTCTTATCCGCTGCTTGCGTCTGAGCCTGCTGTGCGACCATCGAGCCAAGCCTAGCTTGCCACCCATTGGGATCCGGTGCCAACGCAGCGCCCAACTGTCCGAGCACTCCGCCAATCTGCCCCACGTTGTGTGCCCACTTAGGACCCTGTGGCTGCTGGACATAAGACTCCAACAACGCCTTAGTCATTTCATGCGGAATCTGTACTTGCATACCAGGCTGACCTGTAGTACCTGTGTTCATTGAAAGTGCCATTTCTATCTCCTATTGTTGTTGTCTGTTTCTCTGAAGAGCACCACCAACCATCTTACCCATTGTAGCCATACCCATACCACCGATCATAGCCTGCTGCGAAGCCGGGAGAGCATTAAATCCCTGAGCCCCGTGCGCTAACATACCACCCAGTCCGCCACCACCTCCTACGCCACCTAGCCATTCCATAGCTCCAGGAATAATACCACCAGCATTAGCACCGAAGCCACTTCCAAAGGTAGCTGGTAGCCCACCACCCCACGTACCACCTCCACCAATGATACCTCCCACGTTTCCAGGAATAGCCATACCTGCTAAATCAGCTGCACCTTTTGGAAGTGCCCCAGCAAGCATACCACCCGTAGATGGAACTGTAGGAAGAGCTGCTCCTGCTGCCCCAGCGGCTCCCGTCAATCCAGCACTAGCAGCACCTAGACCAGCTGCACCTAAGCCCCCAGCTCCTGCTGCACCAGAACCGAGTAATCCCATAGCACCCGAGAGCGCGGTGCCACTTCCAGCCAAGCCAGTTCCTACTGCTCCTGCGGTACCTATAGAGCCCGCAATACCAGCTCCAGCAGTACCTATTCCACTAGCCAGTGCTCCTATCGCTGGAATAGCTAACAGTGGAAGAAAAGCTAAACTCGCCCCACTTATATCGGGAGAAAACCACCAGCACAAAAACAACACAAGGCCTAAAAATACTCTCATCTCTATCTCCTTATCTGGCCGCAGCCTGGGCACCAGTCGTAGTACCAAGCAGCCCAGCTTGTCCGAGTGCACCAATACCTGTAGCCATTGCACCCATTCCACCAAGTACACCACTGATAGTACCCATCGCACCTCCCCCCGTACTACCTGCTCCCATCAAGCCACTAGGCCGCAAGTCCCAATCATAAGCCTTCTGCGAAGTAACTGCGGCACCAACTGGAGCACTCATAACATTAGCCCCATACTGATACAACGTAAGTGGCCACAGCGTCTCACGTACATCCAAGTCCAAATCTTTCGCAAAGTAATCTGTCCCAGCGAGCATCTTCAGCCTATTCAGGTCACCTAGCATCTTGACACTGTTCGACTCAAGCTCTTTCTTAACACCGAACATCTTCATAAGCTGCTGCATAGACTCTGAGATAACAGCCAGCTTAGTACGCAACCTATCCAGTGTAATAGAAGCGTCAAACTTATCCAAGTCCTGCTGAAGCTGCCCCTGTAAAAATGCTTGCCCTAATACGAACGTACTGGTCTGCACGGCGTTAATATCCGCCATCCCAGCATTAAAGGCTGCAATAGATCTAGCATATCGCTCAGTGGCCCTATCCTCATAAATAGAACTAAGCGTATCAACGTCCGCCCCATCCTCTAGAACTCGTGCCTTTTCCAGAGCAAGATCATAGAATTGCTTCCAGATCTTAACAGGGTCCATCGCACTGACTTGGCTATCGTACTCATAGTACCGACCGACCATCTCATCAATATCCTCTTCAGGATCATACGGAACGGCTCCCTCAAAAGGATTGTTCTCAATAGCATCTTTGATATGGTTAGTATCAGTATCGTCACTCCAACCAACATCATTCAACCAATGCTGCAAGTATGTAGTAACATCTTCCTGATAAACAACCTCCTGTGTCTCTTCAACAGGAACAGGAACGCCCTGGCCACCACCAGCGCTTCCACCACCACCTAAGCCCATAGCTATTCTCCTATCTCAAAAGAAATAAGCCTGCAAATCTCTTTGCCACCGAACGCCTTAGCCCGCTCCAGCACTTTCAGATCATTCGTATACGCAACGATCCTATTACACCCGTGTTTCTTACCGTATTTCCAGAGCGTCTCAACAGCTTCTTTCCACTTAGCATTCAAAAATCCACTTGGGTCTCCCCACGAATACACACCATAGACCAGCAAGTTCTTAACTCCACTAAGTCTATCCCATGTAATCGTTGTAAGAACCATTGCATGCGTAACAACCTCTCCGTCTTTCCTCTCCGCTGAAATCCATACATCAGCGTTTCCCTTATACACTTCAGCGCAAACCTTGTTAGCTCTATTCATCCCACCTTCAGCAATCGGAGGAACACTGTTCTCTACCATTGTCACCAGCAGATTCCAGAATCTCTGTACCTGATCTGTGTGCAATCTTATGAACATTAGTAGTTACTCCGAATAGCTCTCTTATCGGGTACTTGATATTGTACCGCAATACCCGAGACTCTCCCATCTCCACTATCAGTACCACTCACAACTAGCTTGAACTCTTTCCCAGCTAACCCAATATACGCCACCCCTACAGGATTAACACTTTTAGCATCCATCTGGCTCCAGACGTTATCTCCAATCCTGCTAAGTGCCGTAACTGTCACATTCGACAGACCACTATAATCTACGTACACGTGGTCCAATCTCTTGTCTGCTCCGAATCCCATATCAAACGGGCCGACCGTGACAGAGACCGAAGAACTTTGGGTTCCAAAGAGAATACCTGCTGGCGTGCCGTTCGACAGCCCAACACCAGAAGGTTGTTCGTTGGAGACTCCGAGTCCATTCCTAGAATAAACATAGGCTCCATCAGCGCCGCAAAGGTAAAAGTATCCATAACCACTACAGAATGAGAAGACTGGGTCATTACCAAGATTCTCCATATACTCCTGGTAGCCCATCTTCTGCAGCTGAGGAAAACCCTCGATCAGACGGAAACTCCAGAGATTTGAATTCTTATCCAGAAACACGTGCGAACCGCTGTCTCCAGCCACCGCGTTCCTACCCAGCAGCCCAACACTTCCGTACGAATGAACACCGAACGTTGGCATAGGTTGCGCCTGTTGTCTCAGCAGCCCAACTCCCTCCGTCCCGTAAACAGCCACATCATTTCCCAGCGTCTTAACTGCCAGCACTTCTCCTGCAAACGGAACGTGCGCCCAGCCCCACTCATTCCTGTCAAAGTGTTCTTTATACAAATCGCTACTAGAATCCACAACACTTATAAAAGGCCAGAACACGTCTCCGCCCCCAATGCTACTCCACACAACACAGTCTTTAGTAACTGTCCACGGAAAGTAACTCCCCACCATCCCGCCAGTCAGAACTCTACCCTTATGGTACGTCCCAGTCATAGGAACATTAGAAGCCGTTGTCTTGAAAACTTTACCATAATAGTCCACGTCAAAGTACGTAGGATCATAGTTCGGCTTTAGCAGCATCGTAGTTCCATCTGTAAAGAACCACGCATCTCCCATATCGACAAAGTGCGGCTTATCCACAAAAGTAAACGTCGTAGTCGTTCCCGCACTCAAGTCATAAACAGTTTGCTCAACCCCATCCACATACAACGCATCAGCTTCCACTATGAACTGATTTCTTGATCCTTCAAAGATCGCAGGCAGCGGCCAAGTTCCACTATAACCACTAACCGCGGTCAACTCATCCGGCCGAACTACTCCCACCTCATGTGGAACAAAGTTACTTCCATCCGACAGCATCATAGCCTTCCCACGAATCCTACTATCCGGCCGAAGTCCCTTGGTCAGTTCTTCTCGTATTTCCAGCTGAAACGTTCTCATTGCCGGCTAGCTCCTACGAACACGAAAGAGATAAGAACACCTTCTATCACCACTTCAAGCGCCGGAGCAGCAGTTATAGTACCATAAACCATGTCACCCTTCAGCACTTCAAACTCCTCTGTCAGCGCCAGGTACTTATCCTCTTCAATCGGAATAGTAAACGTTCGCTCTGTGTCCTTCTCATCCTCCCCACGTCTCACCATATGCAACGTAAAACTTGCAGGCAGCGAATTGCACACATCCACGAACACACTGAAATCCTTAACTATCCCACTCTGAGGAACCAACCACAGATGCAGCTTCTCCCCATTCTCCACCTTCTTAAACACAACACTCTGGGGAGTAGTATCGTAAACCGGCTCGAGATTCTTTCCCGACTTCCAGGTTTTCGGCTTATTAAAAATCCTACCCTTCGTTCTCTTCTGTGCCCATTTAGTCGCCATATTGCTCAAGCTCCTCAGCTACGACATCATGATCCAGCCCCTCTAGGAACGGAGCCATCGCATTCAAGTGATCTTTCATCCCCTCAGTATTTCGATAAAACATCTCGCAAACATACGCAGCAGCCTGAGACAAGAGCATTCCGTTCACTTCTGTCCAGTAACTAACATCCTCATCATTTACCAGATCAGCCGTGAAGAAAATGCCATGAACTTCTACCGTAAACGTCTCATCCGCAGGCGGCAAAATCAGTATCTTCGCCTTACCAACATCCGTCGCGGCAAGATACATCTCCTGGTTGTACGTAAACTGCTCATCTTGATTTCCAGAGTTAATATACTCCAACTCCGGACTCAAGAAATTTGGTATCCGCGAACAGTAATACAGTGGCGTCCCACCAGTAATATCACTATACGGCTCAGTCCCATAGTTCTTAATAACATACCGATAGTTAACGGGCTCCAACTCACTCCTACCATCCGCGTTATGCAGAAACACTTTCAATACTGACCTCAAATCCTGCACAGTCAGTGTATACTCTCCACTATCCAGATCTTGTTGAAAGATTCGGACAGATGACTCCACCGGACGCCGCGTGTCAAGGAATCGTTGTCCCGCGTTTACGAACCTATTAGCACCATTATCAGCTCCGTTGATTGTGCCCAGGTCATAACGGCCGGTAATCCGTATAAAGTCATCGCGAACGTGTTGCAGAGTCATCTGTCCTTATCTCCTTACCTAAATAAACTGAGTAACAATTTGTTACGCAGTTAAATTACTGCGAGTTGTCGAGGCCAACGCCATTCAAGTAGCCACCAGTTTCAGGCAGGTTGTACTCGAAACCGATCTCAGTGAGCCACTCTTCGCTGAGACCGTCCGTTTTGCCATCGCTGTCTTTGATGTACTTCGTATCACGGCCCTTCAGAGGACGCATCTTGATACGTTTCGGTTCAACGATCAGCATGGAGTTACGGTTGGTAGCTTCGTAGGAGAACAACGGATGGATTTTCAGGTTGATCTCGCCGAAGGGAGTAAGCCACTTCATGACCTTCAGACCATAGGCAGTCTCAGCAGGTTTGAGCTGAATATCGCCATAGGTTTCGGCCAAGATGTTGAGGCCAAGAACAGCGCCGGAGCCGCAGAGAGCCAGCTTTTCCATGTCGCCATAGCGGAAGATCTGCTCAAGGTACGTGTTGAGCCAATCTTTGCCAGCCGTCTTCCACGTCTTCGAGGCGTAGGCAGAATCGGTCTCAAGCGTGTAGTCCGCAACGTTGTCGCTGGCGTAGGTTTTCGTGAAGTGCAGAAGGCCACCCGTGGTGCGCTCCTGCTTACCATTCGTGCCAGTGTTTTCAGTTGGGATACCCCAGATGAAGGCTTTCTCCATCTCCATGCCGTGAAGTTCCAGCGCGTCGCGTTTCTGAAGTTTCCACGCATCGCCCTCGGGACGAATACGAGTAGACATCTGCGTACCCGTGATCTCGACCGGAGTACGGAAGATCTGCGTGTAGTTGTAGATCTTGGTCGCTTCCCGCGAGATAGCCGTAGGACGCGTCGCGCCTTCAGCATTCACGGAACCAGCAACCAGGATACGGTCCGCGTCGGACAGATCGTGAGAAGTACCCGTAGCATTGTCATCAGCCTCGAGAAGCTTAACACTGATCTTCGAGTTAGCGCCATCAGCCACGCTATCCAAGACCTTGGCCATAACGTCGACGTTGTAGTCGTCCGAATCGCGAAGAACGACCACGTGACCGGCCCGGATCTGAAGAGCCGTAGCCTCAGCACACTTCACGTACAGAACCGTACCCGCGACACCGCCACTCGCATAAGCCGCAGACATGATCGAGTCAGTGTAAAGACCCGTGATCGCGCCAGCCTGAGTCGGGAGAACATCTTCCCACCAGTGAAACTGCGGATCATCAGTCGACTCCGTGCGCATCATACTAGTGATACCAGTAAGAGGCATAGAGCCATTAGGATACAGGCGGAAGATGTTGTTCCGCCAATTCATCGGGCGATTGTCTGCTACAGTCGTCCAGTCACCCGTGCCACGCATTCCAAGAAAAGTCGCCATTTTCTAATCTCCTTAGTTTAAGATCTCATACAAGATCTGTAGTGTATAGGTTGTGCTAAAGTCTCCCGAAGTCAGTACAAGAGCATCATCTTTGTTCAGAATAACAGGTGGGTCAAGCTGCTTGAGACCCGTCGTTGTGGTTCCGTCCGCAGACGCAGTGAAGGCGGTAACTTGCGTATCATAGTTAACACCAAGATGAGAGTCCAGCATACAAGTAACAGTGTCGCTGGCAGTTCCAAAGAGACCTACACGAATCTCCAAAAGCTTGACGTGGTTTGGAGGATCGAAAGTCTCACTCATTGTAGTTGCTGTACCCGTTGTAGCGTACTCCCGATAGTCTCCATGCAAACGAGTATCTACTGCCCACGCGGAACTAACAAGAAGCAGGCTGCATACGAACGGCGTAAAGCGTTTCATTAGTTAGCTCCCTCAGCGAGCTCAACCCAGTGCTCAGCTGAGTCGCAGAAAACTGTGAGAGTGTCGCCAACGCCGAGAGTAGCATTACCACTGAGGGCCATACTCGTGCCATCGTCGAACTGAACTGTCGCAGAATCACTCGTTCCGATGAACGTGCAGATCTGACCAACCGTCCCGTTCGTAGGATAGAAGCCTGTCTGGCTCTCATCCGTAGTAATAACAAAGATACTACCAGCAACACACGAGAACGTTACAGTTGGACTTGTCACACTAACCGTAGTCGGAGTGATCTTAGTCCGGCCTGTCCAGTTCATGTTACCTGTAACGCTAAGTGCTCCACTTGAGAGGTACAAGTTACCACTGTTCAACGTAACAGCACCAGTTGTAGCCACAGCTCCAGTAACCCCTAGAGTACCAGTTAGAGCCGTGTTACCTGTGACAGCCACATCGCCGTCTGACAGAGTAAGATCACCACTGTTCATCGTGACGTCACCAGTCGTAGTAACATCACCCGTTAGAGTAAGATCTCCTACCTGTGTCGTGTCTCCCGTAAGCGTCTGGTCTCCCGCAGACAGAACCAAGTTACCAGTCGTTAACGTGAGGTTTCCGTTGGGAATCGTAACATTAATACCATCGCTTTCGATTCCCGCGTTGAGCAGATCTCCCTGAAAACTAGCCATAGCAATAAAGGCTATACACAGAAAGAACCCACCCAGTAAGAACATTCGCAATCTTTGCATCTTTGTACTTTCCTTTCGTAGTTTGTTTTATACTTACACGTTGTGTTACTATTTATTTTCCTCCTTATGGCGTGTCTGGCGTAAAGTCGTATGTTCCCCAACCCGCTCCGGTTTGATACCCTCGCAGGGCCGAGCCGTTGTAGTAAACAAGCCCGTCAACAGGATCAGGCGTCGGAGTGGTCGGAGTAAAAACCATCTGATTGAGCGTTGCGGTGGTAACTGTCATTTCTCCGCTGACGACAACATCTCCGTCCATGTGGCTATTGCCGACAGACTCGAACACATTTCCAGCAGTAATAGCCGTTCCGGTGCCGACGACAAGTTTTGTAGCCTCCGCCTGATCCTCGCTGGCATCCACGTAAAAAACGCTCTCAACCGTATCACCATCAACGGCAAAATCGTAATCGGCATTGTTGAAATTTACGCAGAAAACGCTGGTGAATGCTTTCCAGACACCAACGCCGCTATTTGTCAGAATAATATCTCGCCCGAGTGTAAATTGTGATGAGGTATTGCTTGGGTTATGTACATATGTTCCTTGGAATGCCAGCGAATTGAGATACCCAGCCGCGCTGATGAACACGTTAGACGAGTATCCGATTGCACCGCTGTCATACGTCAAAACTGCGCCGTTTGGAGTTGGCGCAGGAGACGGAAAGGCTAGACCGCCACCGCTGCCGCCAAACGCGCTATCAGCTCGCTTCGTGCCGTTGTCGAGGAGGACGTAGGGCGTGGACGTTGGCGAAGCTGTTTCCGTAGCCCATGTCGGATTTGGGGTAACACTAGGGTCAACAATAGACCACCCACCCGCTTTCAAAATGTGAAGATCGCTTCCGTCAAACCAGAATGTACCGACTTCCGGGGTGGGCGACGGAGTAGGCGTCTGCAGCGGAAGCGTGAACAGATCGTTTGCTGTGATTCGTCCATTGACGACAACATCATTCTGAAAAAGCGCATTGCCGACAACGTCGAGAATATAGCCAGCGGTTGCGGCTGTGATCGATCCTACTGTAAGCGAGCCGTATGTCTCACAGCCTTCCGTGGCATCGTCCACAAGAAACAGTTTTGTGCTTTCGTCGTCGGCCAAAACATAAAACTGGTACCCGGGGAAGCCTCCATAATTTAGAGACGTGTGGTCGCGTTTGGACTCTAAAAATACCCAGCCCTGTGATTTGAGATGAATGATGTATCCTCCGGGTCCATACATTCCAGTGTTTGGATTTCCTAAAATTTCATAGTTTGAAGCAGTAATGTTTTTCGTGCTCGGGTCGATTGTGACGTTGGATTTTTTTAGCAGCTTGCCGGTCGTTCCGTCGGATATTAGGATTTCATTATCCACGGCCGACGCAGGCCCGACCACATCTCCACTTGCACCAGATCCAGTCGAAATCTCATCCCCATTGATCGTAGGAATACTAGAACCCACAAACGACACTGTCATACTAGTTGTAAGTTCGTTACCAGCAATCTCAGTATTCGGCCATTCCTTACGCTTTCCAACATAGTCCCCGCTCGCATTCTGCTGCACTGTCATCAGGGGAACAGAGACGGACTCAGTCGGAGTAGGAACTGGCGTAGGTGTAGCCCAACCGAAACCAAGAGCTGGAACCAGAACTATTAGCGCGGCGAGCGCTTGAGTACGTGATAACACGTCTTTCTCCATTTCTCATACTTCGCATTATTCATCATACGTTCAGCCATCTCACGCGCTTCAGTAAGATGATTAGTCTCCCACAGCGTAGTCATCAGGAAAACATCTGCGTAAGCATGAACTGGTTCGCTGGAGTCTTCCGGTCGATCTAACACTCTCGCGTGCCAAGCTCTAGCTCGTGGAAGATCTTTGTTTATAGCCGCAGTACGAAGCATCTCATATTCATACTCAGGCTTATTCGTTATCTTCATAGTCCTGAGCATCTCTTGGGTTGCTGCAGAATTCAGCCCATAAGTACGAACAAGATAACTGTAGAACCTGTTAGCATCCGCCGGAGCTTCGCTCATTCTCCAACTATCCGGAGAGCCCTTTTTCAGTTTCTTGAAAGACTTAGCAGCATCCGTGCGACCAATAGACTTCAAGCCTACAACCGGCGTCGTAATAGTATCCGTTGTAGCACAGAAGCCACAGCTAGCTATCAGCACAAACAGTAGCGTTCTCACAAGCCTTCTCCATAAATCGCAGCTTTGTCCAGATACACCTGTGCGCGAGCTCTAGCCCTAGCAGCCTTTCCGGCATCACTTGTCTGTCCCGAGAACGTGACAGCTGCGTTTGCCATCCTCAACAGCAACTTACGAACATTAGCACGTACGCCGTCAGGCAATGTGTCCACCGGAAAGTGGTTGTCCTCCCACGCGCCCCACAGCAGCCGATCACGTGTGGTCCACATAGGAGTTACTTCTCTGGCGTACACAAGAAGACCCTTGTTTACTTGGTTCGCCACGATATACGCTCTAGCCTTGTATAGCGCCAAGTTCATAAGCGTCCGGTTCTCGCAAGCCTCACCCTTAGCAAACTCTGCAGCCTGACTAAAAGCCTGCCCGATTCCCACAACATTCTCATCCAACGCCAGGCCATACGCATACTGCGCTGCAGCATAAGCTTTGATGTGTGGAGTAGTAATAGCACCTATACGCTGCAGACTCCAAATAGCTCGCGGGTCATACGTTTCAGCCGAGCCGTATATCTTGTTCCCTATCAACGCCACGTTCGCATCGCTCCAGGCATCAATAGCTTCAGTCGTTACAAGATCATCAAACTTCAGACCAGCGCACTCTTCAGCCGTCGCGTCATACGCTGCAACTGAAATCTGCTTCAGCGTCCGAGAAGTCTTAACCTCATTCCACACCGTAGCGACATTCTTAGCCGTCACTTTCTGGATAGCTACAGGCTGTGCAAATCCGTACGAAACCACCAGCAGCAACGCAACTACAATAATGTTCCTCATTCTTCATTCCTCCATATTGGGCTTCTATCTATCGAAATCAAACACCGAACAAGTCCAGAGCCACTTCTGGTCTCAAGACTCGTACCAATCACTTGATACATCCCTGGCTCATCCATCAGATCACTTGTCGCGTAGCCAGCATAGTGGGACAAGAACAACACATCACCTATAGTAGCACCACTCAAGTCAACACACACGTAGCAAATATTATCCGTCTGCACTCTTATCGTCGAATTGTCCGTGACGACAGCCATCGCAGGAGTCGTGTCAGCATCCGCCAGAGTCCAAGTACTCGTACTATCGAGATATACAAGGTTTCCAACAGAAAGCCCACTACCTGTTCCTGTAATGGAAGACGTGGTGAAGTCATCGTAAGCTCCTATCTCATCACTAGTGATAATATCCTCACCAGTATTTGTCTCAATCTTTGCAACAGAGTTCCACTCAGTGTCTCTCGTCACAGTTGTCGGAATTCTACTATCACTAAACGTGCCACTTATCACATCTGTCGCAGCATGAGTATGCGAAGCATCCGCGAAAGCGCTACCACTCTCACCATTCAACGTCTGGGCGTCAAGTGCCACAGTTGCCGTAGTAGCCGTCCCAGCGCTCCCAGCAGCTGTCGCATAATCCGCGGTAGCAGCATTAGTAACGGTCGAAGCCGTAAGAGCAACAAGCGCAACACTTGCCGTCGTTGCTGTATCTGCGCTTGTCGCACTCGTTGCAGTCGTCGCGCTTCCAGCAGTCGTTGCATACGTAGCCGTTGTCGCGTAGTCAGCATAAGTCAAATCCGCAGTAGAAGTAGTGCTGCACTCTTCCGTCCCGTCTCCGCTATTATACAGATCTGCAACCACCTGAGCAATCTCTGTCGTAGAGAAATCCGTGCAATTTATCACACGAAGGTCATCCAGCAATCCAACAAAGTCTCCCTCAGTATAGTACGACCCATCCGCTTTTCCAATCCTCAAGTGATAAAGCGTCTGTTCCCAATCCGTCGAGCTGGTTCCAGTCGTCAAACAATCGTTCAGCGTGTTAAGATACACTATCGCATCTGGCGGCTCAATAGCTACAGCAATATGATAGTTACTTCCGCCAAGAACTGAAGTGTGGCCCACAGTAGAATATAAAACTCCGTCCTCATCACGCTGCTCGAACTGTACGTAACCACTGGAATTGATATAGAGCCTAAAACACTGATCATCGGTCGAGTCTCCCCATTGAGCAAGAATAGTCTCGCTAGGTCTCTTCGTCCGAATCCAGCAACTGAACACCCACTTCGTGTAAAGCTCACTCACAAACATATTGTTTAGAGCAACAGCTTCTCCACAATCCACCCACTGCCTAGCCAGCGCAAAGCCACCAGTTCCCACAATACCGCTCGTGGCAACATCTTTGGTCTGAGCACGAACACGCAGCAAGCCGTCGTTAACGCCTGACGAATCATCTACGTTAACACCATACGCACTATCATTCAGTTTCCAATGAGCTTCAGTCTCATCGCAAACAGAGCTTCCTGTCCAAGCTGTAGCAGTGGCTCCCGCTAGTAACACGAGAGCCACTAAAAACAGAGTCCGCATAAGACTGATCCTTAGTCCGCTTGCTGCGACGCCATGATCCACCAGCTAATACCATCGCTGTACAGAACACATCCGTCGTTGTCATCTTCCATGCTCAGAGCTTCAACCGCCGTGATAGTCGGAGCGTCGTCAGACAGCGTAAGCAGCGTCAGCGCGTTCGTTCCGCCACCAATCTTAATGAAGCTATACAGACGACCCTTCGCCTCAGCCACACTTGGCAGCGTCACAGCCACCGCACCACTCGACGTGTCAACGATATTCACCTGGTCGTACACGTTAATCGAACCCGTCGCAGTAATTCGATTAACGTTTTCAGCGGGCTGACCCGCCATTCCCATTTCAGCAAGAACATTTCCCATCTTCGTTTCTCCTTAGTTTGTTACATATCGAGTGCAAGCATCTCTTTGAATGCTTTCTCGTCCTCACTCATCTTCTTAGGAGTCGCGCGGGCCGTCGGAGTCTTAGCAACAGCCGGAGCATCACTCTCCAGCTTCTTATTCAGCCGCATCTTAGCTCGAACCACCTTCGCGCTCTCATCCAACACCTGCGCCAGGTTCCAATCAGCGTGCTTGGCCACTACATCGTTCGCCACAACACCAACATAGTTGGAAACTGGCCGCAAATCCTCGTTCTGTTTGTAGAATTCCTCGATAGAACTCTGCAAAACTAGCTGCTCCCGAGCAATATTCTGCACAATCGCAGGAATATGCTGGAGAACTTGATTCGCCGCAACGTGCATAGTGCGATTCAGCACTGTGTTCATCACTTCTGGTTCTGCGAAGAGTCGATCATACTCTTCAGCCTGAACCAGCGGCAAAACTTCTGCAGCAGCTTGTGGCTGTGGAGCAGGTTGCTGGGGAACATTCGCCTCAACTGTCGGAGTTTCCTGCTGCGGAGCTTCCGGCTGCACCATCTGCACGTTCGCTGGTACTTCCGTCGATTGCTGTGAGTGCTGAAAGGCGGCCAAGCTCTGCAATTCCGCCTGAAGAGCTTCAACTTGAGCCGCCAGCATCTCTTCCTGTGTAGGCTCAACCTCTTCAACTACAGGCTCTTCCGCCACCTCTGGAGTCTCTTCCGCCACCTCAGGCACTTCTTCAACAGGCGGCTCCTCATCAGCAAACATCTCCAACTCAGGATCAGCCTCTTCTACAATCTCAGGCTGCTCCTCTACCACCTCTTCTTGTTCCACAACTTCTTCTTCCACCGGCGTCACTTCTTCACTAGCCATTCTCTTCGTCCTCCTTCTGTTCTAGACTCTCTATCGCTGTATCAGCGAAGTTTAAAATAAACTCAATTTCCTCTTCTCTCCCCGCAAGTAACGCACTATTTTGCATATCGCCAACGGCGGCATAACGTCTGTAATGCTTTTGCAATGCAGTCTGTCTAGCCTGCAAAGACTCCATTATATCTTTGTAGGCTGGATTCTGCACAAGTTCAAAGTAGTTCTGCAGCGAGCCTTTAAACTCAGCCTCTTCACTGGAGGGGAACGAGGTTGCCATCTTGCACTCCTTGCTCAATCTGCTCTGGCTGCATCACATTAGCCTGAACTGGGCGCCGTTTGATAAAATCGTTTATGTTCTTGGCGCCCATCTGTCTTGCCAAGTGCCTGAAAAGTCTAACAACGTCCAGCTCTCCTGTCAGTTGCTCGCTCGAACTAACTGTCTGCAACACTTGTGCCCAGATCTGTGGGTCCTCGTTCCCAGGAATAGTTCCATCATGCGGAACAACATCATAGTCCAGCGAGATATCTTCCATCGAAACCGGAACAGGCTTATCTGTTTCCATCCCAAGCTGTTCCGCCAAGTCTCCAAGAACCCTCAGACTCGTGTCTCGTTCCATCAACTGCTGCGTCTGGCTCGCAAACATATAAGCAAGATCATGATGACTTTGCATATACACTATCCGTGCGATTGTCTCAAGCCGGCTCATCGAACTCTTCTGAGCTTGGCTCACTTCCGTCGCACTAACCCGCTCACTCGTCTTCCTGAACATTCCTCTCAGCGGATCAGTCGCACCACTATACTGGTTAATACTATCTGCCATCATAATAGCATCTGACACGTGAGCTTGTGTAACGTCACTCACATTCAGCTGCATAATAGCATCTTTAACCCCACGCCCCCAGAAAGGCTTTCTAGTCCTAATCAGTTTACCGGGCTTCCTGTTCGTAATATCTTTCGTGGAAATAGCCTGCGGATCATACACAAGCATATCGTTAATGGATTTCCTGACGTTCGTGATGTGGCTATTATACATCCAATTGAGCAGTTCTTGCATTCCATAGATCGTCTCCATCCTACTCAACGGAATAACTGACCGGCCATCATAGTTCGAAGAACACACTCCAACCGGGAACATATCATGGTCCATGTTCAGCGGAGCAGCTTTCAGCAGCAACGTATCCCCTGCCACAACAAACAGCCACTTCTCTGGCACGTTCTTCTCACTCAGCTTCCACTCTTTCGGGATAATCTTCAGATACATATACACACAGTCAACAGGATGCGTATAGCTATCGTAGTTATCCCCACTCCTAGTCAAGTCACTTCTCTGCGAACCACCTTCATTAAACAGCACAGACCGCCCATCGAAATGTTTCAAGTATTTCGCATTGAACATCTGCTTATCGGTCTGTTCATCCGCCAGCAAATTCATCCTGTTATCCCGCCGCAGCCAGCCAACAAACTCCCCTCTTTGGACCTTGTCCGCCGGCACGTTCGGGTCAGGTAAGTACATATACGGATCTATCGCATGAAGCACGTTCCCCTCAAAGATAACCCGCTCCACTTTCTCTTTCCACTTAGTACTCGTCGGCAGCATCGTAACTGGGTCAATTCCCTCTTCTGTCCGCCGAATCGTCCTCTTAGCCTTCCTAACTTCCCACGCCGGATGAGCCACGCCAAGACCATATGTTAAGTCATCTTTCCAATGCGTAAACAACTCCAGCGCAGCTTTTCCTTGCGTCACCTGATGCTCAATCAGCGCCGTCAGCTTCACGGCTTTAGACGTATCCTCCGGTCCCACCGGGGCATAATTAAAGATCGGCCCGTTCATAAAAGCTGCGCTCATGTACGTTAAGAGCGTCTCTCGCGCAGCATACGCCACGGGAACGCATATCTGAATAGGTGTCCGCTCATCCGCATCTTTCTCTTTCTGCTCCAACTCGTCCAGCGGAATATAAGCGTTCATCATATCATCGATCTTCTGCCAACTATCATACTTATCCGAAACCACGCTCCTGGCAGCCTGAGCTCTCTTCATGATCTCACTAACGAGCTTCTTGTGCAGATCAGAACTCGGCCGCAGATCCAGATCACCCGGATACACATAGCCATAATCCTTATCCTGCAGCGACCCAAGATCTCTCCCAGCTCCGCCCAGACCAGATGAACCTGTAATCGTAATTGGCATCTAATACTCCACAACTCTGTAACAAAATGTTACTAAGATACCAGCGTTAAGTTAACCGCCAGCCTACCAGTTCCTCTTCAAAGTCGTAAGATTCCTCAAGCTCCCGAAACTCGTCGTCTTCTTGCTCGGCTAGTTCTTCCATCGCAAGGTTGTCAGCTTGGAAGAATAGATCTCCCTTGTCAATGACTTGGATAACATACGCAAGAGCGTCCATCACGTCCCAAGAAGTTGAACGAGGGAAGCTTATCAGCTGAGATTCTAGCTGCGCGCACTGAGCTTCTTCGTGGTATATCATCCCTCGACGATACAAGGGAGCGAGCATCTTAATGCGATCTTCTTTAGACTTGCGAGCGTTCAGCTCGACCAGATTGAAGATGTGGCCTGTACGGATCATCTCGTTCTTCAGAGGAGCTGTTATGAACTCGTGCAAAGAAGTTACCTCAATCGCTACGGTCTGAGCTTTGAGTTCAGCTGCCATAGAGAAGATGTTTCGATACAGCTCCTCAGGGTACATCTTGCCAGCAATAACGCGCCGAACGTAGATCACTTGACCCCGTGTGTCAATACCAACTCCTACAATCGCACTATCATCTGAGTGCATTTTTACAGACTTCGCAGGATCAACTATAACGATGTTTATGAGATTACGATCTTTGAAGTCCGGTCCTTCTCGATACGACTTGAAGAGTTTTGGTGAGAACGTGGCATCTTCAAACGAAATAGGCTGATTGCGATACTCTCGCGCAAAGATGTCAAGGTCTCCAGTTTCTCTATATCCTGAGACGATTTTCTTAATATGGTCATCTGTAAATCTCGAGGGCCACTTAGAACAGTACGCATCATCACAGATCTCGAGTCTCGTGCTGGCCCAGTTCTTGTTATTTAGAAGGTGCTCTAAGAGAGATGCCTCATGAAGGACCGTCCCGATGACTATGATTTCCCAATCTGTATCTGTCATGTTGACAGCGTTTACGAGATCCGCAAAGAACCAGGTTTTCTGTTTCTTCCGAATGTCCTCGTTTACGACTTCTTCTGGATCTTCCAGGTCATCCACGATAATGAGATTAGGTCTGTTGCCTCGCCAGTTATTTCCACGAATCTGCTGGCCAGCACCGCGGGGGAGAACATTTACCTCGTGCGAATCGCCATCTCCACCCACCCTAACTACCCACTGGTCTTTGGCCCAGTTATCTGTCTTCGTCGTACCGAAGAGTTTCTTGATGGTTTGATTCGTGGAAAGTTCGTACTTTAGGTTTTCAGTCTGCTGCACAGCATGTGTATTTGTGGAGCTTACGTACACCAAGAAGTCAACTTCCCGAAATAGAATCTTCCGTGCTGGGATTGCGAGTCCTACGATCGAAGTCTTTCCAGCTCCACGAGGAGCAGCAATCGCCTTGAGTTGGATCTTTCTATTGTCCGTAAGCTTGAAGATGTGCGTGTGAATCTCGTCACTGAAAGGATACTTAAAACGGCCCGGAAACACTATCCGTGCGAAGTCCGCAGTAGAGCTATAGCACTTAGCCAGCAGCTCGAGTGTTTCAGGATCTTGGCGCATAGTGGTTGTTCCGAACTCGGGACGTTGCCCGATTGTCGTTCATCTTCCAATATCCCAGCGTCTTGTATCGCACGTCCCACTCAGAACCACTCAAAGAGAAGGTTCCAGTTCCGTCTCCGTACAAGTACTGAATCTCATTATACGAAAGGGTTCTGTTGAACATCCGAACGTCGGCCATATAGCCTTTCATTCCGTTCGTGTTTCCAACATTCCCGCCGACAACTACCAGGTCTCCGCGATCTTCAGGATCTTTGAATCGGTGGTATTTGCTCCACACCTGGCGATCCTGTATGCCATCCACGTAGATCTTAATCATATCCGCGGGGTTCTTACTTTGCCCTGCAAGAACGTTTATCACGATGTGGCGCCAGATAGGAGTCTTTATCGTTGTTACTTCTTCACCCTGATCGAACTCGTGGAAGCAGCGATTAGCAGACTTCACCTGTACGTACCTGTCAGCTCCTCCACCCCACAACTTAAAGTCTATATTTACCAAGTAGTCATTAGAGCTTCCGCCAGTTACAGCCAATCTCCAGTCTTTATACCCAGAACCCTTGGCTTGCTTACACATCAGTAGCCGCGTGTTAGCATAGAAAGTCTCGTCTTCTGGTCGCATCCACAAAGATAACGCAAACTCCAGAGGCTCGCCCTCTAGCTCAGGAACCTGTGCAGGAATGTTCTCGTAGTAAATGCGAGTATTCCAGCCAGGCTTAAAGTAACAACAGTCAGCAATCTCAACGCCTACTCCACCAGGTCCATAGACAGTGTCATAGTTGTGCAGCTCCGTGTCTGTCTTGGTGCCCTTAAGCTGACCCGTTCCTCCGTAATTTTCTGTATACGGATTGTCGATGACTTTGTCGCCGTCAGGATCTGCGAAAGTAGCTTGCAGCAGTTGACAGTCTGCAACGTCGGCTTTGTTAGGATCAGCCTCAAACTCAGTCCCATCCCCGCTGTTATAGACGGCTTCGATCTCCGTGTCTGACCACGCCACATGTCCAAAACGTACGTCGTCTAGCCAGCCCATATAATGCCAGCTCATATCAAAGTGGTTCGCGTTGCCAAGGCTCGCAAGATCGAAGCCGCCAATACAAACGTGTCCCTCGCCCGTGAACGTAGGGCTAACCTGGTCAGCCACTAAATCCCAACCAACGCCAGACTGTGGAGACATATCCACACCTGAGCCATTATGGTAGAAGCGCATAGTTCCAGAAGAACGTAGAAAAATAAACGCTATGTGGTGCCAGTCTCCATCATCCACGTCAATGCCCACATCGTCCATCCGGTAGTACCAACCACTTATGTGGTCATAGTCGTCCCGCATAGCGGCGAACATCATCTTCTGCCCTAATGTGTTCTTGTGGAACCAGAACCACATACCTACACCACCGAACAGCGTGAACTGGTTCTCGTCCTCGTCGTCAGTGGGATCGTGTACGTAGGTAGAAAGAAGATCGGTTTCAGTAAGCATCCAGCAACAAAACGTAAAGTCGTTAAGACCTTTCAGTTTAGGATTATCTCCCAAATCTACGAACATGCTCTTGTAGACGTTACCTTCGCCGCCGATATCTGCACCCGTGAACTGAATGGCTCGCTGCAGCTTCTTGTTCACTGCATCAGTGTAGTCGCTGGTATAAACTTCGTTTGCATCACCTGGATCAACGTGCTTACCAGCCTTCAGCTGCCCATCGAGCAACTCCAGCTGCTGAGATATCTCCTGCCCACTAACCTCAGGCGTAGGATTATCCGGATCCGTTCCCAGCAGAATGTACCTACGCTCAACTGGGACCATCACGGGGTCAACCACCTGGGCAGCAATAGAGATATTATCCCCATCATACGCCTGAGCAGTTGAAATCTTGTATCTGTTCTGTCCGAACTCAGCCATCGTTAGTCTTTCGTTGCCGCAGGAGATACAATCACGATACCCTCAGCCAGACGGATAACCGCCGTCTCGTCGAGGTAGAGTTGTGTAAGTTTCGCACTCTGTGTTGAGCCACTTGTGCTAGGAGCCTTCTTCATCGTGAGAACTTTACGCGCATTGTCGTCTTCAGTAACTGAAGACAAATCGTGGTACTCAATTACATCTGGTGTCGGTGCCGCATCATTCAGCAAGATGATATCGTTAGCGCTCCAGTTCTCAAACAGCCCCTCAGGATACGTAGGAACTCCCTCAACATCTTTCGCAACGGCAGTCAACGTCTTCGCCGTCGTATCGTACATTATCGAGGCTATGTCCCCAGGAACTTCAATCTCATCACACAACGCAGGAACGACGGGAACCATTTCCAGATCCCACACACCCGAGCGAAAGTCAAGAAGGTCCGTGTCATCTGAGCCAAGTGTTATGGTAAAGATCCCAGTATCTTCATTAGGCTGGAACTCAATGTTACCATTTCCAACTGTCAGCCGAACAGCAACTTCGTCGCTACTATAACGCTGCCTGATATACGCTCGCACGATCCACAGCGGAAGTTCGTCTTCTGTGCTCCACATATCTACAGGTTCATGCAGATAGTTGAACATCGACAGCTGCAAGTTAAACGTACTACCTTGATCGATATACAGATTTAGCGACCCTGCTCCCATCACATATCCTCCGGATGGCGCTTATTATGACAAATCTCGAGTTTTTTCAGGCGGTCATTCATATCGTTGAGCCATCCCTGCAAATTCGCCACGGTCATATTCAGCGAATCTATGGCCGTCTTCAGCTGTGAAGAAGCTCGCTGCTGGGCTTCTGTCAGTTGCTTCAAAGCTGCAGCCTGATACTTATCCGCCGCCTTAGTCCCCATCCAAAACGAGCCAGCCTGGAAGATAACACCTGCTATAAAGATTCCCAGAGCTGCCAGTTTCCACCATTCAGGCAAAGACATTTACTTAACTCCTGTAGCTGGTGCAATCTTCGTACTAAGGAGCATCTGCATAATCTGCATCATGCCCTTCATCATCTCAACCTGACCACTCGCATTCTCATCCGTGTTCCGGCCAATCGTAGTAGTCTCAACTACTCCCGTCACTGGATCAGTTCTCGTAGTCGTAATGCTGAAGTCAGCAGTTCTACTAAGCAACGGTGCGCCACTCTCTTCAACTAACCAAGTAACCTTCCCCGTACTATCCAGACCTTGCATGGAGAAAGTAGAACAGCCCACCATCAGGAGAGTTGGCAGGAATCCAATGAGGAGAAGAGTCGAGCGGAGAGAGCGTCTAGCGAGAGTCTTCACGGTTGGTCTCCAGTTCGGTGGGCTGTTCTTTTACAACTTGTGTCATCTTCAGCAGCGCGAGACGTATAAACAAAGTCACGAGACCAATTCCAGCAGTAACCCCACCCTCAGCCACGTTATCCGGAAGTTTCACCCCGAACAACATCAGTAGGCCCACTGCTATCAATCCCAGGCTCGCGATCGTCGTCTTCTTTGTGAACAGTTCCAGCAATCGTTCTTTCATCACTCTTCTCCTCTTTTTGCAAGATTCCCATTGTCCTCGCACGCGCTTTTATCTCATTCAGATCATGTGCCGTTATGTGGACATTTGCATTCAGCGTTTCCATCTTCTGCACAGGTCCGTAGCCAGCCCGATCCAATATCGAGAGACACACTTTGGCCTTAACAGCATTCTGTGTATCTTCCGAGTGGATCATATTATTCAGGATCTCAAGCGCCGCAGGAGCCATCAACTTAATATCTTTGGCTATATCCACTGTCGCTGCATCCCGCATAGCTTCCAGCTCTCGTCTATGCTCCGCTGTCACAGGACTCGCAAGAGTATTCCGGACAGTCGCAGGCGCTATGTGCAACATATCAGCAATCTCTTTATCTTTATAGCCTGCAGTAGCCAGCCGATTGATCTCCTTATGCTGCTGACGGCATTGCTGAATTGTCCAAGTTGTGGCCACGATCTTTTACTCTCCCATTGTTTACGCGATTATACTAGAATCAGTCTGGAAAGTCAAGCTATAATTTATAATATTTTCCCATCTACAGACAATGTATTTTGTTGGTAGAAAAAATTTTTTAAGATCTCGCCCGCAACTGTGTAATAAAATGTTCCACACTTATCGTCCCGAAGTTGAAAGTTAATCCATTGGTTTAGATAGGCGTATTTTCTATAAAGTCTTGGGGGGAATGCATGGAATCTCCGTTCCCCGAGCCCACCCACCCAACTTGTTAGGTCGCAGGAACGAACGCAGCTAGAAGTGGCAAGACGGGAACGTGGGCTGTTAGGACTAGCTCGGGTGCAGGCTGGAGGCGTGACAACTTAGTTTGTTTGAGATGGAGTAGGTTCGTTGTCTTACCAACTGGTTTGTTGTCGCTAAACCGCAGGAATGTAAGCGTCAATGTTTTGACAAATGGAGCGACGGTTTTTTGACGCAGGTAAATCCAATGAAATCAGTATTGTGCAAACGATACGTTTGAAAGGTAACGTCAAATATTTGACGATCGTGAAAACTCGATTGATGTAAATCCAATAAAATCAACGGTTTACGTATTGGCATTAGTTGGCCCGCATCATGCGAGGGGATTGGCAAGAATCGCATATAATCCGGAGCACGGGAAGCCCGTGCAGCTTTACCGCTCCGGTTGCTCTTTGACATCAGGACCACAACGGCGCAAAGGCAAGCCCTTATGGCTTGCTATACCATATCATGGGAGAAAAACCATGGCTACAATCCGTTTCGAAAACCGTCGCGTTACGCTTGAGAAAGCTAGATGGAATGCGGACGATCGGGAGCTGTTCAAAAGCGCGAGCCCCGAGGATCAAAAGGCGTTGAAGGACAATTATTCCCGCAAGGTCAATATCGTTGTCCAAGACCAGTTGGGGCTTCTCGAGCAAGCCAAAAAGCAGTTTTCGGTCGATGCTTACACCGCGATGCTTGAAGGTGTCATTATCGCGTTTGCTCCCACGTTGCGCGAACGTATCGAACGCGAGGATTTGAACGACGGCGAGATCGTCACGATCGATCTCGCAACGTTCAAAAAGCTGTCCCGCTCAACGGCCGTCCCGACACCGGAAAAGGCTATCAAGGATTTCTCGAAGCTGTCGCCCGAGCAGCAAGCCCGAGCGCTCGAGATGATGAAAGCGATGATGGAAGCTTAAGCGTTCCAACCTTGGGACCGGAGCTAGAAAATGGCTCCGGTCCCTTTTCGTTTATCATGGAGCTTAGAGTCTGTAGCTTACTACAGGCCAAGCCATAATTCCAATCTCAGAAGGAGTACCTATCATGCCTGAAGACAAAACCTACGAGATGAGTCTCGACGGAGCTGTGCATGTTGACTATCATGTCGGCACGAGCGGTGAGGGAGATGGAACGTGTCTCGAGATCGTGCAGCGTTTCTGGGACATCGAAAGCGGTGAGTGTATCGCAAGCCAGATTGTTGCAAGCGTCCCGACGCACGGCTTCACGATTGATTCTATCCTGTAGCGCCTAAGGGGACCGAGTTACAGACTTGCTCGGTCCCCTTTCTCTTTTGCGCTCTGTGAGCGCTTTTCACTTCTCAGCACAAGCTAGCGTTTTGAACTGTGTAACACCATTTTTATTTGTAGCCCCTAGCTGCTAGCTCTATGGGGGGCCCAAATCTGATTCCGTGTTACAAAGTTGAGAGCGTTCAGTGAGTCTGTTCTAAGTAAAAAATTTTTTAGAAGGACTCTCTCAGTAGAAAAATATTTCTGAAGAGAGATCTTTGAGAGCGATCAGAGAAACCGTTTCAGAGAAATCGGCTCGCTCAAAGTGTTCAACTGTGTCACACGAAAAAGGATTTGGGCATGGGTGGAGCTAGGGGCTAGGGGCTACAAATCCAGCGGCGATCTCAGGACGTGGAAGAAGGAGAAGCCAACTCACAAAGCATTAGATAGACGACCGCAGGTCGCTAGAGTAGGTCCAAAGATAAGGCCGTCCTACAGCTAACAAGTCGCAGCTGAAACTAGAGTAGGCATCGCATGGTGAAGAGACCTACCGCGGCCAACATCTCACAGACAGGCAAGCGAAGCGCGCTGGAGTAGGCACACTGAAGTATATCCAAGCACTATAGCGCGCTGAAGTAGAACACTCAGTATCAACACAAACTACATAGAAAGGAGAAAGAGAATGTTCTACATCGTTCAGTGGTACGGCTTGCAAGATGGAAAGCCAACACCTATCGGCCCGAAAGCTTGGGCCGAACAGTACGAAAGGGCAGTCGCGCTGCTCGGAGAGAAACCGCCACAGGCGATAATGCCAATCCTGGTCGAGAAAGTGACTAAAGGCGAGCTCTTACGAAGGGAGCTCGAACGGATCAAGAACAAGAAGAAGAGCGGACAGACGCCACTTCTCAAATCACGCATATCACCACAGATAGGAGCCACAGTCTAATGGAACCAGCACTCACGCAAATAAAAGTATTCGGTGGGCCTAACTCAAATGCTAGAGAGGTGGCTAACCTTCTCGAAGATCTCGCACCAGTAGGAACCGTTCCATACTGGCAGTGGG